TTATTTTATTGTTTTCTCTAATTCTTCTACTAATTTTGGTATTCCACCTTGTTTTCTACATTCTGTTAGATAATACTTATAAGATTCCAAAATCTCTTCTTGCGTCCAGCGGTGTTTTTGCTTCCAAACCCTTTCCCAGACTAATTCTTCGAGTTGCCAATTTGGCGTGTTATGATATTCTGTAAAACCTAATTTTTTGAAATCATCAATATGCCACATCTCATGTTGTATGGTAAGCTCTGTTGCGTCATCACGTAAAAACATTATAGGAGGAATTTCGTGAGTTCTGCAACTTGCCAAAATATCATTCGGATAGCTTGTCCATCTTTTATAACGCTCCGGATGGCTTCTTTTTGTTACAATTTCTACCTTCAATCCAATATCTGCATATTTTTCTTCTATGCTTTTAGCGATTTGTCTTAAAGTACTTCTTCTGTATCGTTGTCCCCCTCCTGCTCCTTTTTGTGCTTTTCTAAAAATCTCTTCATCATCACCAGAAAGATACCCCCCCCGATGTCGCGGATTTGCAATCCGTGACTGTATCTAACATCAATTCCCTAAAATACTAAAAAAGCAATAACACATTTTGTTATTGCTTTTATTTTTAATTGCTATTAAAAGCACTGATTGCAAATCCGCGCTATCGGGGTTGGAAATCTAATCTTCAGAATATTTATCCAAATAATTTTTTTGTTCTTTAGGCGTCATTTGATTCCATTCAATATCTGAAATTTCTTTTCTAATAACATTCATTTCTTCTATTTTACTTTTATTTTCTTCAATAAAAGTTTTCATTTCATTTTGTGATAAATTTACATCACTTAATTTTTTGACGATATAATCGTATTCTTCTAATTTTTTATATAATTCTGTTAAATTTTCTTTATTTCCCATAATAAATATTATTTTTCTTTTAAAATTATTGTTTTAATCGGCGTTATGTAATCTTCTGGACTAGTTGACATTCTAATATCATCAACATAAAATTTTGTTTTCGATTTAAACAAAACTTCTTTTTCCTTATTGAATGTTGATAATCCTTCTATTAATCTCCCACTATTTCCTTCTATTCTCACAAGAATTGTATGAGGTCGTCTTTCCATTGCTTTTCCAATTGCAAAATCATTATAACTGCTTGAGGTAAAATGATTATTTGTAATTTCTTCTCCTTTCTTATACATTTTATTAATTTGTTCTTGTGTAAGATTTTCAATTTTATAAAGCAAACTTTCAGATTCATAAATAGGGAGTTTTTTCAAAGCTTCGTTCATTATCTTTTCCTGTGTCTTGTAAAATTCTGTTATTTTTATCTCGCCTCGTAATGCTAAAAAACCGCTCAAATTTGAGCGGTTGGCAAATTAATCATCTGAATATTTGTCTAAATAATCTTTTTGCTCTTTGGGTGTCATTAAACTCCATCTTAAATCTGCGATTTCTTCAATTAATTTTTTCCTTTCATTCATTTTTTCTTTATTTTCAATAATAAATGAATTTTTATCTTCTTCTGATAAAGAAAATGGATCATCAAACAACTTTTTTACTATAAAATCATAGTCTTTTAATTGAAGTTCTAACCCATTTATTTGTTTTTGTATTTGTTCTTCGTTATTCATAATTTTTTATTTTTCTATTAATTTAATTGTTTTTATTTCGCTGTAATCCAAAGGATTATTTGTGTTGGTAATTTCTTTCACATAAAACTTTGTTTTTGAACTAAATATTATTTCTTTTTCTTCCCTTTTAATTGATAAGCTTTCAATCAATCGTCCATTTTTGCTTTCAATCCTTATCAATACAGAATAGGGTCTTTTCTTCATTGACTCAGCTATTGCATCCGCAGAATAAGATGTAGAAGTGAAATGTTTATTTTCAATATCCTTTCCTACTTTATAATATTCATTTATTTGTGCATCGGTAAGATTTTCAATTCTATACAATAAATTTTCAGATTCATAAATAGGGAGTTTTTCCAAAGCTTCGTTCATCATCTTTTCCTGTGTCTTGTAAAATTCTGTTATTTTTATCTCGCCTCGTAATGCTTTGTTAAAATTCTTATAACCTGCATTAGTAGTATAAAATTTCAAAACTGCTTCTTCTTCATATTTTAATAAATTACCAAAAGCTCTTTTTACTTTTCCATTGGATAAATCCCAGTAAATTTCTTTAAAATCAGAATCCCTCAATAGTGTTTTTAATTCTTTAGAGATTAAGCCTGATCTGGCAGCTAACCTTCTTGCTCTTGCTGCATTTTTATCCTTAACCCTTTTCTTCGGAGCTGTCAAAGCATTATCCGCCACCTCTTCTCCAAAACCGAAAACCTCGTCTAGAAACTTCTTAAGGTCTGTGAAGATGGCTTCTGAACCCTTCTTCAATCTATTGCTGATAAAGGTAATAAAATCTATCAGCTATAAAAAAACCGCTTCGTGATGAAGCGGTTTTAAAATTTTAATCTTCCCAGTCTTCTGCATAACCGTGTTCTGTCATTGTAAATAAAACCTCGCCGGTTTCTGCATCTATATATACAAAATATGGAATTTCGTCATAGCCTCTTTCTACATCATAATAAACATTATACATATTTTTTTCCTTTTCATAATATTTACTAAAAGGATAAGGAACTTTTGTATTTTCTTTAAGTTTTATTTCATCAACTTTAGCAATTCTTATATAATTTCTTTTTCTTTCCTCAAGGTATTTTTTCACATTTTCTAATGCTTGTTCTTTTGTTATCATTTTTATTATTTTAAATTCATTATTGTATTAATATTTACACCTTGTCTTTTCTTTGGAATATCTTTTAAATCAAATGGTAATTTTTCTTTAATGGGATTCCCTGCATTATCTGTAACTCCAAATTTATCATACCTATCATTTATATACCATTCAGCGTGTTCCAATTCTTCTCTATTCAGATATTTAGAATATTCCACCATTTTATCATAAACATATTTTTCTCTATTTACCAAATCTTTTTCAAGAAATACAGATTTACCCAAATTCTGGCAATCCCTCAAGTGCATCAGCTCGTGGAGAAATTCGTAAACTGTTGCATTTTCTCTCAAAATCAGTTTCATATTCTTGCCATCTGTGAATCTATCAGCTAAAAAAACCGCTTCCCTCGAAGCGGCTTAAAATTTAATCTTCCCAATCTTCTGCATAACCGTGTTCTGTCATTGTAAACAAAACTTCCCCAGTTTCTGCATCAACAGAAACAAAATGAGGAATTTCGTCATAGCCTTTTTCTACATCATAAGCAACTACATACATATTTTTTATCTGTTCATAATATTTACTAAAAGGATAGGGAACTCTCTTTTCTTTTTCTAGGTAAACTTTTTCTATAGGAGAAATTCTTAAATAATTTCTTTTACGTTCATTGATATACTGTTCTGCAATTTCAAATGCTTTTTCTTTTGTTATCATTATTTCAAATTTATTATTGTATTAATATTTACACCTTGTCTCTTTCGTGGAATATCTTTTAAGTTAAATGGTAAAGCTTCTTTTATGGGATTCCCCATATTATCCGTTTTTCCTACGTTGTTATAATGCCAATTGATATAACCTTCGGCGTGTTCCAATTCTTCTCTATTCAAATATTTAGAATGTTCAATCATTTTGTCATATACAAATTTTTCTCTATTCACCAAAGATTTTTCAAGATAAACAGATTTACCTAAATTTTGACAGTCCCTCAAATGCATCAGCTCGTGGAGAAATTCGTAAACTGTTGCATTTTCTCTTAAAATCAGTTTCATATTCTTGCCATCTGTGATAAACATTGCTGCATTATGGGCTTCCATCATTACAGGATTACCACTTTTAGTAAAATAACCGTGAACTTTAAACGCTCCTTTACTTTCGCCCAATTGAAAACTTACTTTTATTTTCTGTAAATAATCTTCAATTTTAAATAAGTCGTCCAAGCTTAAAGATTGACCAAGATATTTTCCTCTATCCAATAAAGAAGCAGGATTGTTTCTCCTCTCTCGTCTTTTTGCTCTTCTTTCATCTCTCTTTTTTACTCTTTTCTCCGCAGGCGTAAGCGCATTATCTGCAACCTCTTCTCCAAAACCGAAAATCTCATCAATAAATTTATTAAGGTCTGTGAATAGTTCGTCAGCTCCTTTTTTTAATCTGGATGAGATAAAGGTAATAGAATCTATGTGCTAAAAAAACCACCTCTTATAAGGTGGTTGAAAATAATTAATTATTTTTTCTTTAAACTTGCATCTCTTCTTATTCTAATCTGAACAATAAAATTTTCGTGAATATAATTCCTTATTTCATCCTGTTCTTCTTTAGAAAGACTAGATGCCCAACCGATATGGTCTTTATGTACAGAAAATACTTTTTTAAGTTCTGGGCAGTTTTCAAAAAGTAATGCATATCTTTTAGAGCCTACCTCGCCTATTTCATATCTATCTGGTTTTTCTGCTCCAAAGAAATAGCCTTTATGCCAAGATAATAAATAACCAAGTGGCATAACGATTTCTTTATCACCCATTTCATCAAATGCCTTTTGCAAATACTTAATGGGTTTTCTTGTTTTCCTATATTGAATCATTTCATCCAATAATTCTTTAATGGTTGTATTCATTTTATATTTTTTTAATAATTAACGTAAATAAAATCTAACATTTCTCTGATTGTGTCAAAATCTTTTTCTAAACCAACAGCTTCCTGAAAAGCTCTTTCGTGAAAGAAAGCTCTTTTTTCCCATTGGTAAGTATCTCCAATAAAATCTTCTATATAATCCAAAGTATGTGTTCCTTCGTGTACAAATTCGCTTAAAAGCTTTTCTGCGGATGTAGATGCTCGATAGAAAGTTTTATCATCCATACAAAAAACAGCAGTTCCTCTTGCTTCTTCCAACGTATCTCCAGAATCCATCAACATTTTTTCAAACTTTGCATCATCTAAAATTTGGAATTCCAGTAAATCATCCTCAATTAATTTTGCCACTTTGTTTCCTTGCTCTGTGTAGCCTTTTAGGGCATTGGAAATTTCTGTTTTGCTTAATTCAAGAATCGATCGTCCTTCCCATTTTTCTTTAAAGTCTTCAAAACGTCTTTTGTTTTTCTTGATTTCTTTTTTCCTTTCAACGTCGTACTTCCTTTCAAGTCTTTCTGCCTGTGCTTTCTTCTTCGCTTTTACTCTTTTCTCCAGAGGCGTCAAAGCATTATCCGCCACCTCTTCTCCAAAACCGAAAACCTCGTCTAGAAACCTCTTAAGGTCTGTGAAGATGGCTTCTGAACCCTTCTTCAATCTATTGCTGATAAAGGTAATAAAATCTATGGGTTACAAAAAAACCGCTTCGGTGTGAAGCGGTTATAAGAAATTATTTTTGTACGATATAATTACCATCAGAATCTTTTTTTATTTTACCAGAAAATTGTTTATGACTAATATTCATTGGCTCTCCATTAGTATCATCAATATCTAAAAACATAAAATTTTTACCTACTTCGGCTTCTGGTTCAAAATCGAAACAAACTGTCCAATAAGGTTTTAAAGTTGCCTTTGCAACATCATAATCTATGGGTAAATATCCACTGTCTCTTAATTTATCAAGATCTTTAATTTGTTCTTCTAAACTATGAAAACCTGCACTAAGTTTTTTATTCCTATCATAGTTCCAATCTATTGCGTGCATTATATTTCTTGCTATTTCTACAATTTTTTGTTCTGTATGTTTCATAATATTTACAAATTTATTAATAATTTTAATGCTTTTACTTCAGGAATATCTAAATATGGGAAATTTTTACCCTTTTGATTTGCTTCATAAACTAATCTATTTACGTAATCATAAGAATCTAAAAGTTCTTTGTTTGTCCATCGGTCTTTCGTTTTCCAAATAGCATCCCAAACTAATTTTTCTTCGTCTATTATATGCATTTTGTCTAATTTGTTAAACCAAACCTTTAAATGAACTTTTTCGTGAAAAACGGTAAGCTCAGAGGCGTTATCAGAACGTAAAAACATACTTGGTGGCGGACCTTCCGTAAAACTTCCTACAACTCCTCTTTTGTTCCAATCCTTTAGTTTCTTATTTAGAGAATGGTCTTTATCAACAAATTTTAATTCAACCCCATATTTTTCCTTCAATTGAATTTTTAATAGTTTTAATTCTCTTTCATTATATAACTTCCCTCCTAAATGGTCAAATAAATCATCAATCCTTCTTTCGAGTTCTCTTTCCTGCTTCTTTTTCTCTGATCTGTTTTTCCGTCTCTCAAGCCTTTCTGCCTGTGCTTTATTCTTCGCTTTTACTCTTTTCTCCGCAGGAGTAAGCGCATTATCCGCCACCTCTTCTCCAAAACCGAAAACCTCGTTTAAAAATTTCTCTAATTTAACAAAAAGTTCTTTAGTTCCTTTTTTAAATTCGCGGAGGATCATTTGGATAAATTCCAAAACCCGTGTCAAAAGATTTTCAGCTGTGGACATGGCTTTTGTAATTTTTTCCAGAGGTTTAAGCATAAAGCTTTCTAAGGTTTTTGCCAGCTTGGCTACAGCAGCGGCACCCCCTGTAAGAAGTGTTTCTACAATAATATCTACTAGAACTCCTATGATATATCCGTAATAATAAGCTGCTTTTTCTAAAGTAAATCCGGCAGTTGCATTTTCAAGCCATTTTACCAAACGGACGATTGTTTTCATTTGAAAAGTAATGCACTGGTAAAAGAAACCCGCGTAATCAAACTTCATAATTCCTTCTATCAGGTCTTCCATCAGCTCAAGGAACATTTCTCCGTATTCAACTTTACGGTTTTCTATATTTTCCATTGCAGCTACCGCTTTGAAAATAAAACCGATTACAGAGAAAATGCCGGCAATAATATCAATAATACTGTTGTAAATTCCACATAGGAATGCGTTGGCAATCTGGAAGTTTTTATAGATAATATGCTGCATCCCGGTCATAGGATCTATGAGGAATTTTTCCATTTTGTCAATCTGGTTAAAAAACAGGTTCAATGCCTTGTTCAGTTTTTTATAGATAAAATCCGGGAAAAAAACTTCTGTCTTGCCAAGCAGGTTTTTAAAATGTGTTTGGGCTCCGTTTATTTTTTCAAACAGTGTTTTTACAATTTTTGAATTAATCTGTTTCTGCCCTTGCAGGTTTTCGTACGGATTTTTAGATTCCGTATGCTCATAAAATGTTTTAAGCTCTTTATACAAAGCTTCGGGTATGAAAGCAGGGTTGTATTCTTCTTCTCTAGGATAAGGGTTCCATCCGTTTTCGGAAACTTTCAGTCCCGATATCCCTATGGCAATTTCTTCAAAAAAATTTTCTGCCTCCCCAAGTAATTTTTGAGAGAAAAAATCGAAAATTCTTCCAACACTTGCATCTTTTAATCCTAAAAACCAACTTATAAAACTTACTTTATTCCTGTAAATTCCATCCTGTATTAATTCTTTGAATTTATCAGCAGTTATGGTTACTTCATGTTTTCCTGCAAAGTTTAAGATATCTGCAAAAGGAATATCTTTTTTATTGGTAAGCCCGGCTCCTGCAAAACATCTCAGAACTGTATTATAATTGAATCTGTCATTAATTTCTAAAAAAAGAGCAAGCTCATTACTTTGCGGTAACGCTTCCATGTAGCGCTGAAGAAGAAATGCGCCGTTTTTACTCGCAAAGAGTACAACATCAATTCCGCCGATAGTTTCTGCAAACCGGTTTTTATAGAATATTACCTCTTCTATGTCTTTAGTGAATATAGGCTCATCGGAATAGATTTTAAATCCCCTTCCTTCTGCTGCCGCTTTACCATTGTAATATGTATTGGCAATTTGCTGGGTGGTTTTTTGTTTTAATTCCGTTGGAGTTTTCAAAACCGGAAATGAGGGAGCTGTAATATTCGGGATGTTTCCTTCTGAAGTTTGATTGGCAGAATTTCCAATCAATGGATTGTTTAATATTTCTAAACTCATTTTGTGATTTTTTAGTTAAAATCAAGGCAAAGTCTGAAAACTCTGCCTTGATGTTTGAGATTGAAAATTAAAAAGTATATGCCTTCATAAGATTTATATTGATAAATGATTCATAAGGAGTATCTCCATTCTCATGCATATTGCTGAAAATCATTCCCAAATATAAATTGTCGTCATTACTGATATTTTCATTTACCACAGCTGTTATATTACTCCCGCTGTTCTGAATTCCAAATAACATTTTTGTTAACCTTTGTCCCTTTTTTATTAGGATAAGCCTGAAATCCTGTGAATAATGCCAATCTCCTCTGCCAAAAGCCGTAACAACACCAAGACCCGAAAAATCCAGGCCTCCGAAAATGTCATTTATAAGATTTACGGAATTAGAGGTGGAAAGGCCGATAGACTGTAGTGGTGATAATCTGGTTTGTGATGTGATTTTCATTTCCAGATACCAATTTTCTCCCGCGTTGAATAAAGGCAATTGTGTTTTTACATTAAAAACATAGTCGAATTCGAATGCGGGACTTTTAATAGACGGATCAGGATTGAAATAAACAATATTATTTTTTGCGTACGCTTTGGTGGTCACATTGTTATTGTAGACCTTTGTATCCCAATTCAGATTATGAAGATCAATTTCGTTTATATTACTGATTACTTCAAAAGTGGTGGGAGTAACATAATAAGCAACTCCATTCCAAAGCCTTATTTTATACTGATTAACTCCTAATGTATAAAAATTGTGATAAAAAGTCAGGCTTACACCTGTTGTATCTAATTGTATCTGCGAATTTGGAATGGTAGCTAATACAGTAGAACCGGCCATATCCATGATTTCTATTTTAAAACTAGTCGGATTTAAGTTTAAATTAGCTCCTTTTAAAGTCACATATGAAATTTCATTTTCCAATTTAATAAGCACTGGCGAAATTGAAGCCACACTCATCGTATTTGTTGTCCAACCTCCATTCATGGCTGTTTTCCATGCTGTTTTTTCTGCTTCGGTTAATTGATTGGGAGCTCCGAGCAAAATATTTTTGTTATCAATAACTGCATGTAGTCCATTTGAGTTTTGAACCATTACTTTTTGGAAGTTTGCAAGATCGTTATTTTTATTTGGCAGTCCGGATAAAGTATATGCTTTTCCGTTTGTATTAATTGAAAATGGAGCATTCAGCGTATGATTTCTTGCGGAAGAGTTTGACAAATCAGCGTTCATCATATTTTTTCCTAAATCTCCTGCCGGTAATTTAGCAATGTCTCCATTGTTATTTAATCCTATAATTTTGGGGTAATTTTGAGCATTTCCTTCAACTGTAGGGATTTCCAGCTTTTGGTCTAATTTTTTTCGCATATCGGCGTTATATTGTGCCTGGCTTAAAATACCATTGTCTTTAGACTCCTGATCGGTAATGCTGATTTGCTGGTCAGCTAATTCCAAAGGAACAGTACCATCAACAACAGCATGGGTTTTCAAATCCCCGTTTTCATCAATAGCATAGTCTGTATAAGTAGCTGCACCCGGTGCAGCTACTTGATAAATGACATTCGTTTCTCTTCCCTCGATAGGAGGTAATACACTTACTCTTATGATTTTTCCAATATTGGACATTTTTTTTCGTTTTTTCGTTAATAAAAATTTGATTAAACCCAATCTCCGGAAATAATTTTATCAGATGAAGCGCTCGGTTGAACACCCAAAAGATTATCATTGTTTTCAAAGTTGAATTTATCCTCAGTAATAACCTCAGAAGGCACCTCAAAATCATCAGGATCTTCTGTTGTAAAAGGTAAAGCATGTGCTACCTTTAATCCGATGCTTTCTGCCTGAAGGATATTCAGTGTTGTCGGAAGTCTTGTTAACCAAGCTTTTCCTTGTTTTATACCTTTGGGCTCTTTCATTTCGTCAACTAGCGATAGATATAGCTCATCACCAATTACAGGAACTTCACCACCATTCCAGATTTTGCCGGTGGCTAAATAGAATTGTACAGCATCTTCGAAACCTGGACGGACAGTCGCGACAACTCTTGCCATTCCGCTTTGTAAGAAGCTTCTGAATAAAGGATCTGTATTTTCGGCTTGATATAAGTTGGTCCAGTTTGACTTTTTACCCCAGTAAAATGGATATAGGAAATAAGAAAGATTTTCCCATTCAAATGCTTGTTCCATAAACTTCACAAAAGCAGTGTGCTTATCTAGTTTAGAAGAAAGAACGGTTTCATAATCTCCAAAAGAAGTACCGCTTGTAAGCCCTTCTAAACCATATCCATGAGTGGAATCTACCGTTCTGTCTGCCATATAAGAAATACAGTTTTTACGGAGAACGGTCTGCTCGATCTGTCTATAGAAGTTAGGATTTGAATCTTTAATTACTACCGCCTTGTCATTCTCTTCAGTGACAGCTTTATTATATTCAACAAGAGCTTCTTCATATGCATCAATGATAGCTTTAAACGCTTTTTGTTGCCAGGCAATTTTTGCTTCCGCAGTCAATTCAACATCAACAACAAAGTTTGATGTCCCACAAAACTGATTATACCCTGTTGAAGAAACAGGAATCACGGTTGAATAAGGTTTTTCAAATGGTTTCCTTTGCCCGACATCAGCCTGCCCGTGAAGTCCCCAATAATGATAATGTAGATCTCCCAGTAATAAATTTACATTGGCTCCATCACCATCAGAAGCGGCTGAATAACTTGCTAATCCATGTGTGGCAATATATCCTTCCGGAATTTGAATTTCATCTTTCATCGTATAAAATTCAATTTCTGAGATATTACCTGAAGTCTGTCCGCTTAAAGATTTTCCGAGGGAAAAAGACTGTAACGGCTTTTTTTCTATTTCTACATTATACTTACTTAACCAATATTTTAATTTTACTTCAAAATCTAAGTCGCTGTAATTCTTTATTTGCATAGATCCGTCAGCTCTAGGGTCAATAGGCTTTATTAATTCTGTCTGATCAGCGCTCTTAGTATTTATCATTCCAAGCAAATGGAGTTTTGCCGGCTCAGGAATCATAAATTCAAACATTATACGTTTCCCGTAATTATAGATTTGATTTTTCATCAATTTATCTACCCATCTGTAAACTCCGACAACATGTTTATCTCCCTTTCTGTTATCAAGGCCGTGAGAATTGTTTTCCTCAAATTCTTCAATGATTTTCTCAATTCTTTCTTCATGTACTTTATTGACAATTCTGTCCATAGCTCTTGCTGTAATATCTTGAGATTGAGTCATGGCTTGTCTGGTACTTTCTTCTTTGGACTTATGACTTGCGTAATTTGCCCCTAATCCGATGTTGTAAAGACCTGATCCTTTTTGGTTACCCCATGAAGCACCGAAGTTTGTACTTACAGATGTATCAGAAGCTTCCTGCATCATTTTCGCAATTTCAGTTTGCATTTCAAAACGATTGGCGGTTGTGGTATCCGATAATTGCTCTCTTTCTGTATCTGAGGATAATGTTGTTGCATTTTCGCTTTTTCTTAGTTTTCTTGTAGACTTTTCGCGATATTCTCTTGCCATTATGTTTTCGATATGAGCAACTTCTCCTTCTACATAAGCATGTGTAGACTGTTCTACTTTCAGATAATCAGCAATGCCAATTTGTTTAAATCCGAATCCGGAAGGAATAAATATATCTTCATCAATAACCGCCGGTGGTTCTTCTCCTTCAACTTCTACTTCAAATGCACTGGAAACGCAAGATTTGTAATTAATATTATAAGCAGTAAATGTGACCACTTTACCATTGGTAAAAGTTATTTTAAAATCGATGTTTGCATTAACTGCAAGGCTCAGGTCTACGCCATCTTTGAAAAGATTATTCAGGAAAACAGTATTTCCGATTCTTGATTTTGTATAATAATCCATTCCCAAACTACCAGCTCCTGTATTTGAATTAATAACATAGGCAGCATAAGAAACATCCCAGGAAGCATCAGGTACGTTTAACGCTAAATCAAAAATTGCCAGTCTATACGGAACTCTTGGGCACAATTGATAAGTAAAAGCTTCTGTGGTAGCTCTGGCCGTTGGAATGATTACTCCTCCGATACTTACATACATTTCCTCATTTCCGGAAGTATTTTCTACAATTGTTTTATTATGCTTTTCGGTTGATTCATTAATTAATTCGGAAATTTCAGCAAATGTATTTCTTCCTTGTAATAGATAATCAATTTCGCGGATATCTTCCGGACTTGGGTTGGTAATATCAAATCTTTCATAAAAATCAAAACCTAAGAGGTCAAGAACAGTTTCTAAATTATCAGGTTTTAATGATGAAACCAAAGCCTGTCCGCTTACCTGATCTTTAAAGCTAAAGTTAAATTTTGGCAAGTCAGGATAAGGGACTTCTCTGGGCTGCATGCAAGGATCTTTTGGATCGTACGTTTGTCCCGGAGGTCTTATTCCGCAGAATTTTTCTTTTGCTTCAATGACGGCCTGCTTATATTCTGAAATGATAGGAGCTACTTCGTTATCATAAATTTCTTTTTGTAAGCTGTAGGCTGATTGGTAATCTTTATTATATTTTTTTTCAAGTATTGATAGATTCTTTTTTAATTTTTCAAATCTGTCAAGCGTTGTTTTAGCGGAAGAAATCTTTTGCTGCTTCTGCATTTCTTCAGTTGGAAATGTCAGCTTAGGCTCTTCAGAAGCTATTTTAGAAACAGCCTGAGATACGGGAAGAGCTTCGTCATCCATCATCATTTCTTTAGGAAGAACAATTCTTGCATTTAATAAAATTTTTATTTCTTCTTCACTATTTGTGATAGTCTGAAGTACATGTAATGCTAAAATCATTTGCATCATAACTTCCTTAATATAAAAGTCTTTCTGAGAAATAACTTGATAGACAAAATTATCCCATAATAATGTCATGCTAGGAAGAGTATAATGTCCTGCAAATACAGAATCTCTCTGAGAAATAAGTTCCTGATAGGTGCAAGTATCCTTATTTCGGGCAAGCCATACGGCAAAATCGTAAACAACTTTATAATTTCTTTTAAAAGTGTCTAAATTATTAGAGGTATTTTCTTTTGCAATACATTCTAAGGAAGTGGCATAGCTTGCAGCTTCTGTAAGCAAAAGGCTTTTTTTAGAGCCTGCCCCCGTTGTTACGCTTGTATAAAAATGCCCATTAGTTTTTACTTCCTGTGGCATGAGAACAAATTTTTTGTCCTGATCTTTATCATCAGACAGTTGTGGTGTTCTTAAGCTTACAAATCTAAAAAGCGTTTGTGTTGGTGTGTTTTCTGCTGGTTGTGCAGCTACATTTTCATTTTCTGTCATTTTGTAATTTTTTTTGTTTTAAAAAGGTTTAAGAGTTTTTTGATTCTCCTTTATTTTTTTGAGTGGTTTTCAGGAAAATTTCCACGATTTGATTTTAATTTTTGTGTTTCATTTAATATGTTTTTAGTATTTATTTTAAACACAGTTCTGGCTGTCCAACATTTTGTGAATGGTGAATTCAAAAGGATTTTTGTAAAGTATAAATGGTTGTTTTGTGTTTACTTATATCTCAAAGGTAATGTTGGAAAGCGACAGAACCTGACGTGTTTTATGAATATATTTAAAAAATATCTTTTTCAATAGTCTCATTTTCAAAATCTTCACGGAAGAAATTCTCAATGTCACTAAGGTAATTTTCGTAATCTATTTCTGCATTTTCAATGTCGATCCATTCAATGGTATAAAGATCTTCATCGAAAACTATATCTTGGTTGTGATTTGGTGTTTCCATGTTTTTCAGGTTAAGTTGTTGGTTGAAGTTTGAATATATTTTTAGCTGTTCAGCACTTGTTAATGTCGAATTCAAAAAGGTATTATAAGTTTTAAAGATTATTTTTTGTGTCTTGTTTATATTTCAAAAGTATTACCCAAAAGCGACAAAACTTGACGTGTCTAAAAAAGTTTTTTAAAATTTTAATTATAACTTTAAAAGCTTATATAAACTGTTTATAAGCAAAAAAGCTTATATTTTATTTTTGATTAATTTCTGGACAATTTGATTCAAAACTTCTCTGTTCTCATCGATATAACTTAACCCTGCTTGTATAAGATTTTCAATATTAGAACGTTTTACATTATCCATTGATGGAGAAGCGCTTTTCAACGAAGGATTTAGTCGATAATAATTTTTCTGATTTCTTAATCCTAAAGTTTGAAACATTTGACAAAGCTGATAATCTACGGTTTCAGCGTTTGCAGACATTAAAATATCAATTATGGGATTTACCCAACCAATTTTTCCGGCTTTTTCCAATTTTTTGAATGAATAAGATCTTGCTTCAATTCCGGTTCCGATAGAGATGATAATCATGTCGTTTACCGTTGGATGATTGGCTTTCTGATGATTTTTTAAAACTTCGGCAAAAGGAGTTTTTCTTGCTTCGGCATAAGCACAAAGTGTAGGATTATTAGCAAACATTCCGCCATCAATCAAGCTGAATATTTGTCCGTACATTGATTTTATCTGAACAGGCGTAAAATAAGTTGGAGCCGCTGAGGTGGCTCTGCAAACATCTTTCACGTAAAAATTATCTGTGCTTAAGCTCGCTTTACACGAGTTGAAAAGTTTTGCTCTTCGATTTTCTATATCATAACTTGTTATTAAGCATGGTTTTATGAGTTCTTTTAATTCTAAATTTCCAAAAAAGTCATTCAAGTTTTTTTCAAGTGCTTCCTGAGAAATTTTTTCATTCAGTAATCCGAACGGATTGACTAATCTTTCCCAGAAAGAAACCTGAAATATATCGCCACCTTTTTCAGCATATAATTCCAGCCCTTTCTGGATAGAATATTTTGCTCTCCGGTGTTCATCGGGGCATAAAATGATTGATGCAATCAAAGCTCCCGTACTGCTTCCCGCAACCAAATCAAAATAATCACCGAGTTTGGCACTCGGTTTATCGTGAATTTGTAATTGCTCCTCAATATAGCGTAAAATAATGCAGGTAATGATACCTCTGATTCCGCCGCCGTCCAAAGAAAGAATGGTTGTTTTTTTCATGTGAATTTTACCTGTTTTTTAAGAATACTTGGCAACCTTAGACAAGTAAAACCAATAGATTTCCGAAAAATGTCTATTGGTTTTAGCTTATATATTAATTGCTTTTGGTGTTTTTCTTGTAAAGTAAAGATAGGACGGAGAAGCGACAGAACGTGTCGTATTATAATTTAATTTCAAATAAATGAGAATTAAATTATCACATACCCATTCTTATCCCTAGCCATTTTCAGCAGTGTTCTCCATGTTGCTTTTACGGGCCCTTTTTTTGTATCAATTTCCTTTTTTTCAAAGTGAGGAAGGTCTTTAAAGGTCTTCCAGTTTCCGCCCCAATCCCAACCGTGTTTCGCGAAAATTTTTACACATTCATACCAATCGGCTACTTTGTCGTTGTCCCAATCTTTTGCTGTATCCCAGCTTGCGGTTTTGCCGTCAATCATCAGACAGATATCAACGGCAAGACCATAATTGTGAATACTTTGACCGGCTTTTGCATTGGTAACTTTTTTACCTGACGTAATTCTTCCGATGGCATATAGTTTTTCCTGCTCCTCAAAACTTCTTAATCCTTGAGTAATTCGGATTTTTGCTCTTCCGGTAAGGGCTTCATCACATTCTTTAATAATTTGCATTACCTCGTTTCTTACGACAGGATGGAGCTTTTCTATTCTCTGTAAAGTAATTTTATCCATAATTCTGATTTTTTTTATGATTTTGAAAAGCAAAATTAAATACAGCGTACGACAAAACTTGACGTATCTTATATAAATAAAAAGGTCACCCGAATTGAGCAACCTTTTTTATTTTTTTAAGAATTAAATATCTTCTACAATGAGTGTAGTTTCATTTGTAACCGGGTCGTAATACCATTTTGCCTGTGTAAGTACACCATATACATAATCTGTAAAATTGCTCCAGCCACACATATTTTCACCCATTGGGAAATCAGGATCCGGAGTTGAATTGATTGTTCCTGCATATCTTGTTTGAAACCAATAAAAATGCCAACGGGTTATATTTCCTAGCGTGATTAATAACCCTGATGGGACAGGAACATTAGTCGCTCCAACTGTAGAAGTGGTTCGTACACTCCAATTATTAATAGGAACAGTTGCCATATTACTAAGATTAAAAGATTTGATGTCTACTAAGGCTCCGGCGGGAACATTATATGATGTAAAAACTTCAGGAAGACAGTTACCCGGGCTGGTTCCATTGGCATATAACCTGCCCACAAGGTCATAACTGGAGTAATTGTAAATATGTAAAGGCCCTTGTGCAAAACTTGCAAAGCCTAAAAACAAGGCAACAAGATATATAAGTTTTTTCATAGAATATAGTTAAAAGTTATTGGTTTTTTTAATTTTTATCTGAAGTGGAGAATTTGATTAAGATTAGTTTTCAGATTTAATTCTTTTTTGGATGTTATTATATTTTTCAAAATATAATTTTGTAGCCAGTGAAATTGTTTTTTCTCTGCTGTCGGCTGTTCTTGCGGCTAATTCTTTTTCTGAAATTCCATCGGAAATGATGAGCTGTTTTGCGGCTAAATATAGAATTTGTTTACTCTTTTCATTGAGCTCTGTAGGATTCTTGCTTTTAGCTTTTTCTTCCGGAGTAGATTGATTTTCGCGTTTCACAAGACTTTTCAATGCGTTGTCGAAATTTACCATCTCATCAGATTTCATACTTTCAGGATTGTTCACGGCCATATTTTCGGTAGAACAAGAAAACATACAAAATCCGAATACTATCAAAGATAGAATTTGTTTTTTCATAATTATTTTTTGATTTTGTTTAACATTTATAAAATTAAATAATTTTTCAATAAGTGGTGATTTTATTTAATGAATAATTAATTGGTTGTGTAATTTAACGGCTGAAAGATTATTTTTTTATCATATTGCTTTAAACTTCAAAAAGTTAGATTTGAAATTTATCTTGATTTCTAATAAATGATTCAAATTTATTTTATTACGACAGGTTTTGACGCTTTCCATTTTCATCTTTGCTTCAAGAAAAACACGATAACTTATCTACATTAGAAATGAAGAAAATACAATCTGTGGCTCCTTACTCATCTTAATCTTCATTAAATAGCCAAATCAAAATTTCGTGTATAAACCAATCAACAAAATATTAATCTGAATTTTAAAAAAGATGGAAATTATTAATTATGAAAATTCTACACTGGCCCTGGACAGTATTTACAATGTCCTGAGCTGGTACGACAGAGTATCACTACATACTTATATGCAGGGAAAAAGTTTGGTTACAACTAATGCAACAAAACTTTTAAAATTTGTGAAAAAACAAGAATGGTACCCTCCGAAAATGAGATATAATCAAAACAATCTGCTAGAATATTACGATCCAAAAGCAGAAAATTGGCTGCTTGCCACTCAGTATATTAAAAATCATCCGGGATTAACGACTCAGATTCAGGAATATCTAAATAAATTCTAAACTAAATTAACAAACATTTATGAAAAGCACAAAACAATCATTAGGAGCTAAAAGAAATAAATTGCTTCGTTATCAGCAGGTGATGGATGAGTTTAATAAGCATGACTGCAGATATACTCCCATTACCGTTATCTGGAGGGAATTTATATATCCGAAATTTCACATCAGCAGGGATACTCTATACCGTATTCTGAATACTTCAATAGAAGAGGAGCTTGAAAAAACAAATACTCCTCATTCTTTTTCTTAGTTTATATATTAATTACTTCAAAAGTATAAATGACTTTATATATTATCATACCATTATTGCGCTTTAAACGCTTATAATCATTTCTTTTTAGTACAGAACAGTTTTCTAAAGGAGAAAAACCATGCAATGCTATGTGTACTTTTTCCATAAGGTCATGTTCTATCCAGTTTTCATTTGTGGTATCCATTCTTGGATTTGCAATGTTGAGCTTCAATCTGAATTTCCCTGTTTGCCTGTTTTTTGGCGTTTGGCTCGGATCTTTTCCAAGATCATTATAAAATCCTCTTGAGATATTATAAATGCAGCAAGGCCAGTTCATGGTTACTAACGGATCAGTATTTAACTGTCCCCAATCTTCTCCAATATAATTGAATTCTGTAATGGTAGAAAGGCGAGTCTGAATACTCTCTAAAATTGTCTTCATATGTATATATAATTAATTTGAATGATGCAAAACTCTGCTAATTTGATTTGGGATAAAATATTGAATAAGAAAGCCGTACAGCTTAGTAAGAATATCTTACAGGTGTGTCTGCAAATCTGACAACTCTTTCCATATGAAGTTTTAACGACGCAACTTTGCTTCAGAAAACGAGAGAGAATTACCAAAATTTAAATTTTAAAGAGATGCTCGAATTTCAAAAAGCAACTATAAATAAGTTGTAAAATTCTGTAAAAAATAATTTAAAAAAACTTGTAAAAACAAAGTAAATGAACGGAGTAAAATTTGTAAGAGAAAATGGCGGTTTAAACAGATTATTATCTGGTGAAGACCACATTTCCGGATTAGTAGTTATCGGCGAAGGAGCAATTGAAAGCCAGATGGTACTTTCTGTTGAAGAACTTGCTGAAAAAGGAATTACGGTGGAAGATACACCGGTACTGTATTATCAAATCAATGAATTTTTCAGGATTAATCCTGGTGCAAAATTGTATGTAAAAGGAGTAGCAACCTCAGACGGAACGTACTCAGAAGTAAAACAATTACAAAACTTTGCCGAAGGTAAGCTGAGAAGAGTTGCAGTTTGTGATTTCAAGAGAGAGGCATCAACACTTGCTACTGCTGTTGCTAATCTTAACCAGGTAGCAAAAGATCTAAGAGCATTAAACATTCCATTAAGCACATTCTTATCAGTAAAAGTTGCTGCTCAGGATATGGCGACTTTACCAGATGTACACACTCTGAATGCTGAAAATGTGAGCGTTGTATTAGGCCAGGATATGGGAGGATTCGGTCGTTATTTATCAGGGGCAAATCCATCTTTAAGTGCAATCGGAGCTGTATTGGGAGCTAGCTCAAAAGCAAAAGTATATGAATCTATCGCTTGGGTAGAGAAACAAAACTTAGTTTCAACAGCATATTCAAAATCATTGGCTAATAATAATGATTTAGCAAGAGAAATGGATGTTTTAGGATTTTGTGACGGGTCTTTATTAGGTTCTTACACACCTCAACAGATCCAGGCTATCAATGACAAAGGATATATTTTCGGGGTAAAATATTCAGGACAGGCTGGTTCTTATTTCAACGACAGTTTTACAGCAACCGAAATGGATGATGATTTTGCTTATATCGAAAACAATACTACGGTTGATAAAGCAATCAGGGAAATCAACAGAGTCTTAACACCTAAAATTTCCTCACCGGTATACATCGATCCGGATACAGGATACCTTGAGAGCTCGTCTGTAGCATCTTTGGAAGCATTGTGCGATGATGTGCTTGACCAAATGGTAAGAGACGGAGAAATCAGCGGTTACAAAGTGTATATCAACCCTGCACAACAGATTTTGAGAGATTCAAAACTTGAGGTGGTATTAAAAATTGTTCCTGTGGGAACGTTAAGAGAAATTACTGTAAAAATAGGTTTAACATTAACAACTAACTAAAAAATGGCATTAGAATTAGAACCATTAATCAACGGAAGAGAATATGGCTGGAGTGATATCGTGGTAAATATCGGAGGTGTTCCGGTAACGGGTATCAGAGCCGTAAAGTATGAAGAGGAACAGGAAAAAGAAAACATTTATGGAGCGGGTAGAAACCCTGTAAGCAGAGGCTATGGAAGGGTAAAAGCTACAGCATCTATTACATTGCTTTCAGGAACCCTTTTCGCCCTAAAATCTAAAGCTCCGAAAGGTCAGCTTCACAGGATTGCGCCATTCAGCGTTATTGTAAGCTATCAGCCTGAAGCAGGACCAATCGTGACACACGTATTGAAAAATGCTGAGTTCAAAAAAACAACCTTCGACTGGAAAGAAGGTGATATGAGCAAAGAAGTGGAACTTGAACTTTTAATCTCTCACATCGTAGATAAATCTTTATAAAAATGAGTACTGAAAAATTAATTTGTGGGTTAAACGAAACCCAAATTACTGAATTAAAAGCCCAACATGGGCTTTTAATTGAAGGAACTGTGAAACAAGGCGACAACGAATATAAAGCCATCTTCAAAGAGCCGGATTTTAAAACCTTGGAAGCAACCGGAGCTATTGCAAAAAATAATGAAATCAAAGGAACAAAAGCCCTTTTTGATAATTGTCTTGTAGCTGCTGACGATGCCATCAAACAAAGAGATTTTCTTCAGTTGAAAGCCGTAGAGTGTGTTGCCAATCATATGAATTCTTTTAGCGTTTCCGTAAAAAACTTGTAAGCTCGCTAGACGGCGAGCATAGTGAATACGAACGCTGGAAAGGGGACGCCCTTATACGTTCTAATTTCCAGATAGATCCTGAGAAACTTAGGCTTTCTCATTGGGCAAAACTCTACGCACAGGCAATGTGGCTGGAGAAATGGAGATTAGAAAATCAGGCTGAAATTTTAAGCAGCCTGTTTGGTAAAGAATAACAAAAAGAATTTTATGATAAACAATGGATACAATATTTAATTTAGAAGCATTACGAAGTGTGTATATTTTCAAGGATTTGAATAATAGCATCAAGGACGTAAATACTTCGCTTGAAAAAACAACAAAAGGCATTCAGTCTTTATCCGATTCTTTTTCCTCTTTTACCAAGTCTTCTATTGAAAAAGTAAAAGAATTATCATCAGAGTTTAAAGAACTGACACAAAACATAGGCAAACCTCAGGTTGCCACAATTTCTTTTGACACTTCAGGAGCGATGAACGAATTTTCAAAAATAAGTTCAATGGCTCAAGGTTTTTCTGAATTATCTTATAAAGAAATTTTCAGCCAAACAAGAATTCTTAACTCTAATTCAGGTAATACATCTGAGGAAAAAAGGGAAGATAAAGAATCTCTTTTTGATAAGATTATAGATGTTATTAATAAGTTAGGAGAAGCTTCAGAATCAATAGGAAAGGTTCTGGATCTTATAGAAAGGATTATTGGAAAGGGAAAAAATAAAGGTTCTTCATCTGGTTCTGAAGGTGGAGTGGAGTTTATACCTGCTATTGTAGAAAGCATTGGAGGGTTAATACAAAAAGCTTTACCGAGGCTAAGGACAATATTTACAGCTATGAGAGCCGGTTTATCCGGCGTCATGGCCTCTATTGGAGAAGTTGGTGCTGCATTATTGGCAATTCCAGGACTTGGAGAAATTCTTTTGGTTGTAGCGGCTGTTGTAGCTTTAATAATTGCAATCAAGCAGCTTTGGGAACATTCGCGACGGTTCAGGGAAATGATTGGTTACATTGAAGGAGCTGGAAAAGCAGCATTTCATAATATTGGGATTTATGTTACAAGACTTTGGGAATTAGCTATAAAACCTCTTATTAAAATTGTTGTTTCAGGTTTTACAGAACTCTTTTCCTTTGTGGTAAATATTGCAAAAGGAGCATGGGAAGGAATGGTAATCGCCTTTAATCTTGCTGTTGAGGTAATTCAAATGGTGTGGAATGGTTTTGTTACAGGAATTAAAATAGCTTTTGGTACTATTGTGCTTACTGCTAAATTAACCTGGTCAGGTATGGTAACTACCTTTAATATAGGTGTTGAAACATTAAAAACAATGTGGAACGGGTTCGTTTCTGGTTTTAAGATAGCTGTCTCAGTTGTCGTAAATTCAGCAAAAGCTGCCTGGAACGGAATTGTTTCTTCTTTCAACTATATGATTTTAGGTTTCAAAATCGCGTGGAATGGAATGGTCTCTGGGTTTAAACTTGTTTTTTCAGGTATTCTAAACTTCGCAAAGGCCGTCTGGAACGGAATTGTTTTAGCCTTTAATTATGCTGTTTTAGGATTAAGGGAAGGCTTTTCAGTTGTAGCAAATATTTTCAAAGGCTTTTGGTCAGGCATTACGACTGTTTTTAAAAATATTGCGATTGCGTTTAGAGCGGTTGTAGCTTCAATTGCATCAGCATTCAGAGCTGTGTTTTCTTTTATAGGAAGTCTTATTGAGGCTATTTGGTCAGGAGTAGTTTCTGTCTTTAGTACATTTTGGAAGTTTATTGTTTCCCTTTTCAAAAGTGTTGTTTCAGTATTTAAAGCAATATGGGTTACAATTGTTTCGGTATTTAAGGGTATCTGGAATATGGTAGTCGGAGTTTGGTCAGGATTAGTAGATATTTTCTCAAAATTCAAAGCATGGATTTACGACTCTATTTTAAATCCTATTATTGAAACATTTAGCAGTGTATGGACTTGGATTATAAAGCTATTTAATACGGTTATCGATAAAATCACGGGACTATTTGCTCCAATTAAGAAATTATTAAAGGAAATTTTCTCATCTGAAGGAACTATAAATTTGGATGAAGCCGGGAAAGCAGGAGCTAAAAACAGAGGTGCCGAATTTGATGACGAAAAGCTGAGAGAGAAAATTGCAAATGACAGAGAAGCTGCAGATAAAAAAGGAGGAAAGGGAGAGGGAAAGCCTAAAAAAGAAGATGCATTTGGAGGAGATATATTTAATACTAAGCTGGAAAGACAATTAAATACGAGAAACTTCGGAGCTTCAGCCTTGAATAGCGTTCAGTCTAGAAATTCGGCCTTTGGAGGAAAAGGAAGCATGGGTTTCGGAACCGGAATGGGCGGACAAAAATCTGTAGGAAATCTTAATATCACAAAATTAATTGAGAATATGAATATCTACAACCAAAACAATACAATGAGCAAAGAAGCTATCATTCAGATGGTAAGAGAGGCTTTACTGACAGCGGTTGCAGACTTTACATTGGCTCAGAAAGACAATTATTAATATGGAAAAGTTTACATCATTTCAGTTTCCACCATTGGAAAAAACGGTAAAAAGTGCGGGAGTTAATTTGTCTTATAAATTTGGGATGCAGACATCAAAACCTCTTGTTAATAAAGACAAATTAGAGCCTTCATTCAATGAAATTGCTGACAATATGGGAGTTCCGACTCTTTCCAGCCTGATTATTACCAATAAAGAAGGAAAGTCTTTCGAATTTGTAGATTGTATCATGACGGTAAATCAGGAAAAGAATATTGTAACCACAGCTTTGCAGGGTAGAGACGGGACCATTAAAGAATATATCAGCAAAGGTGATTATAATATCAGCATTATGCTTGGGGTTGTTAATTATGCAGATATCTACATCCCGAATATCATTACAGGGCTAGGAACGGATGTTACCTATGCCTCGGCGGAATATCCGCTTGAGAGAATCAGGGAATTTCATGAGATTTTAGCTTCTGAGGAAACACTTAGTGTAGCATCTCCGTTCCTATCTATTTTTAAAATAGAATCTGCTGTGGTAAAATCCTATGCCTTAGAACAGGAAACCTTTGGTAACAGACAAAGTATTAAAATAGAAATGTTATCCGATTATCCTTATGAAATCAAACTAAAAGAACAGAAAGATGTTGAGGTTAAAAAGTAAGATTACAATAGAAGGAGAAAGAACCTGGATTTTCGATGCCGTGAATAATTGCTCTATTGTGCAGGATATTACAAGCCTTACAGATACGTGTGAATTAACCTTACCTAAAAAAATAGTTTGGCAGGGTTTAGTGAATGATAATTTCAAGACACCTCTCAAAAGAGGGGATAAAGTAACAGTAGAACTGGGATATGACGAAGAGCTGAAAACAAGATTTACAGGTTTTATCAAAACAGTGGATGCTAAAACACCGGTTGTCATAAAGTGTGAAGACAGTATGTTTCTTTTAAAGCAAAAGAAAGTAGAACCGAGAGCTTTTAAGACAGCTTTGTTAAAAGAGGTAATGGATCATATTTTAAAAGATACAGGAATAGATTTCAAACTGGTTGATGATACGCTGAAAGTAGGGAATTACAGAATTTCAAAATCTACTATTGCTGATGAACTGCAGGAATTGAAAGAAAAATATATGCTTAATTCCTATTTCAGAAATATCGAGGGGAAAAACGTTTTGTATGTAGGACTTATCTATCCTTTAGACAACCGTGAGAAATACAGGTTTGTCTATGGTAAAAATATTATTTCAGAAAACTTTGAATATCAGGATAAAGAGGAAATAAAGGCGAAAGTCGAAGCTATGAGTTTTGACAGTAAGCATAAAAAGACAGAAGTAGAGCTTGGAGATAAAGATGGAGATGTTATTAAAATAAGAATCGACGGATTAAGTGAAGCTGAGCTTAAAAAATATGCACAGGAATCACTGGATAGATATAAGCAGGGAGGTTTGAAAGGATCTTTCGAAACCTTCGGTCAGCCCGAAGTCAATACCTGTGATATGGTTGAAATATTTCCCAGTGAAGAAAAAAGCGGAGTTTATTTAATTAAAAAAAATGAAATCTCATTCGGAATAAATGGCTATCGCCAGAAAATCGAATTGGGGCAACCTTTATCACCATGAAAGATATAATTCAGGCTTTGGCCGCTACAGGAGATGAAATCTACGCAAAAATTTGTGAAGTACTGGAAGTTGACGGAGAAAACAAAACTGCAAATCTCAGACCTTTGGATGGGACTGCAGATATCCTGGATGCCTATCTGGTAACTGATGATGCAAACGGATCTATGTATCTGGAGCCCGCTAAGGGCTCCTTAGTTTGCGTTGTTTTTATCAGCAAGCAAATTGCGTGTGTAGTGAATCCTTCTGAACTTAAACAGTTTAGAATTAAAATAAAAAATGTCGAATTTCAAATGGATCAGGACGGATTTTTACTAAAAAAAGAATCCGAGACATTAAAAAAATTAATGGGAGATCTTATCAAAGAAATTCGAATGATGAAATTCACTACCAATACAGGAAGCACGATACAGCTCGTAAATGATCCTCAGTTTTCACTCATCGAAGATAGATTCAAAAAATTTTTAAAAGATTAAAAAAATGGCTATTTCAGAACAAAGACTTAAACAGAAGATAAAAGAAGCAATGGAATCTTGCCAAGAGGAAAAAGACGATCCTAACGGCTCTCTCGACAAAATAGCCGGAGCAATAGCAAATGCAGTGATCGAAGAACTGAAAGCTGCCGTTGTTACAGGTACATGTCCTCCAAACGGAGGTCCATTAACTCTCGGAAAAATAACATAAGATGAAGGATTTTATTTTAGAAGATTATGACTTAAACATATCAGGGGGAGATTTTGTAATCGGGGAAAGTGATTCTCAGACAGTAGAGTTTGTACTAATGAGTAAGCAGGGTGAATGGAAACAATATCCGGAAACGGGATGCGACATAGGAAAGGCTCAAAATGGCAGTATTAATGTTTTGCTGGAGCGTAATATCAGGGTGCAGATGCAGGCGGACGGATTCGATATAGAAAAATTGAAAATAATAGAAACAGGGATAGAAATTAATGGAAAATACAGCTGATTTTAAAGTATACGAACAACAGATCTGGGAAGATATTTCTATTTATCTGTACGGAAAAGCCGATTATGCAATGGATTTGGCTATACTCAATAATATGTCTGTTACAGAAGATATTGCACCTGGGAAAATGATAAAGATTTTTACAGATAAAGAACTTAATCGGTTGGTGCTGTATAGTTTACAAAGTAATAATTCTGTTCCTGCTACAGCCGTAGATCTTTCCATGATTGAAGCCGAACCAGAGGGTATCGGATATTGGATAATCAAGAAAAATTTTATAGTAAAATAATGGCACGAAAAATAGAAGAAATACAGCAAAGCATCCTTTTTGCCAAAAATACCGAGCAGGCATTAAGTGATCTTTCAACAACAAGTAAAACAGGCATCTGGCAACTTTGGATATATATCGTCTCTGTTGCTATCTGGACACTGGAAACTCTTTTTGATAAGCATAAAGATGAGGTAAACGATGCTCTTGCTCAGCTGACGCCCCATTCTCCGAGATGGTATCGTAATAAGGCATTAGCATTTCAGGATGGTTTTGCTCTTATTAAAGACAGTGATGTTTTCAGATCAGATTATTATGATATACAGACAAATAAGTGGATTCCGGCAACGGAAGAACAAATTCAAAACTCTAAAATTATAAAGTATTCTGCGGTTACTGAAGCTGAGCTCGAAAGTAGATTGATCATCAAAATTGCCACGGAAAAAGACAATGAGCTCAGCCCGATCTCAAATGATAAAAAAGTCAATTTTGAGAAATACATAAACGAAATAAAAGATGCCGGAGTAAGAATTACAGTGGTGAATTATGAGCCGGATATTTTAAAATTACAATTGAAAATTTTCCGAAATCCCCTTGTTTTGGATGCAAATGGAACAAGGATTATGAGTGGTTCGGGTGGAAATAAGCCTGTAAAAGAGGCTATCCAACAATATATGAAAGAACTTCCTTTCAATGGAGAATTGGTTTTAGCTCATTTGGTAGATAAGCTTCAAAAAATTGAAGGGGTGGAAATTCCTCACATTTTAGGAGCCTCCACAAGATGGATAGATTCTTCTACAGGTGAATATGGTAGTTTTAGCGGAATAGACGTGAAAAAAATTCCGAGTTCAGGATATTTTAAAGTTGTTTTTGCAGAAGATTTAAACCCAGATGATCCGGATTATCAAGATCAATTATTAAACGCAAGTACAATAGATTATGTGGTATAATGTAGATTTTACAAAATTACCGGTACGGTTGCTTCCTACATTTTTAAGGAAGGCCAAAATGGTAGCTTGGATAACATCATTATGTTATCCGATAGAAGAATTATATGATTCTTGGAGTACAAACCGTACCGATAATTTATTTAAGCTGAAACATAACGGACAAATCTGTTATCTAAGACATGCTCTTAATTTTGAGTTTGATCCGAAAGACAACGGAATCAAAATAGAAGAGGGGAACCAATATAAGTACCAATATATTTATTTGGAGAACGTACAACCCAGATTTTTAGGTACCATCTATCTTTATCAGGATTCCGATTATGGAGATACAGGAGTAGACTTTATTGTAAAAGTTCCTAAAGGGCTTATCTATGATGACTACAAAATGAGAAAAACAATAGATTTTTATAAACTGGCGTCTAAACGCTATAAAATTGAACAATACTGATGAATAAATTTGATTTTAATCAGATAGGAGGATTTCCTCTTTCAACAAATATATTAGATGGCATTCAGACAGCGTATTCGTTGTTTAATGCTTTAGGAGAAATTGCAGGTAATTTTGCCATTATTTCAGGATGTAATGTTAATGGAAGTACTGTTTCTGACGGTACTGTATACATTAATGGTGAGATCCTGGAATTCAGAGGAGGTCTTTTGGGAGCGAATGTTATTATCTTACAGGAACCGGAAAGTAGAGTTTTTGAAAGCGGTGAAAATAAAGTTATCTTACAGAAAAGATATGTTACTTTCGGTTCAAGCGTTACAAGTTATCCTTGGGCAGATTTCAAGAGGGTCTTTCCTACTATACAAATCCAAAGCTTCAAAGATAATTTTGAAGCAAGGCTTGCTGCTCTTGAAAATAAACCATCACCTATTCCCATCGGAATGATTGCCATTTGGAATAAACCTTCCACAGTTGCTATACCAACAGGTTGGCAAGAATGTACAGACCTTCGGGGACGTGTACCTGTTGGTTGGGATCCAAGTGATAATATAGATTTTGGTGTAATTGGGAAAGCAGATGGAGAGAAAAGAGTAATATTAACACAGCCTCAGCTTCCAAATGCTCGTCTAAAAACTTTTAGAAATGTAACAGTTGATGGATGGGGTTCTAATTATGGCCCCTATCCTGCTGTTCGTGTAGGGTCGGGGGGATATGAAAATTATTTTATCACTGGGACTTGGCAAGAACCTGATGTTTATCAGACGTCTCCCTTAGGAAATGGAGAATCTCACAATAACCTTCAACCTTACCGTGTCATTCGTTTCATTGAATATATAGGATAAAGATATGAGCACAGATAAAACAATATTAAAAAGCTGGTTTGTCACAGCGGCAAAGCCAACCCAAGATCAATTTTGGGCATGGATGGACAGCTATTATCATAAAAACGAACTCCTTTCCATGAATTCTATTTATGGATTAGAGAACATTTTGGCCAACAAAGCAGAAGCTTCTGCACTACAATATTTGGCTGTTAAAGATGGAAGCAATATTGAAAACCCGGAACAATGGAAAGATAAGTTAGATATTACTTTATTAGATTCCAATAAAGCTAATAAAGATGCAACAGAATTATCTCCCGAAAATGTTGAAGCATGGAGGGGAACATTAGGAGTCGGAAATTTGCCGAAAAAAAATATTGCGACTAATGATGGAGAAGATGATGACGGAAATCCGATTTCCGGAACTTCTTATACAAAAGAACAAAGTGATGAAAAATATTATAAGAAAGTAGATGCTCAATATTTTAATTCAAACTATGTTTTGCTTGCAGACGGAACTCCGAAAGCTGCAGGAGATTTGGGTAAGAATATTGCCAATTCATCTCTTACATCCGTAGCGGGAGCAGGAATGACCTTAGGTTCTGCTTATACTTGGAATACGGCGGGTCAATATTTTTACATTACCGGACTTGCAGATAAAGTAAATGAATCTTCTTATAGCAATGTGATGCTTCAAAATGCATCCGGACAATTAGGATATGGGAATCTCACTCAATTGTTTATGAAATTTCCGGAATCTATGACTGTTACTCAAAGAAATGACTGGATTTCAAAAATGAATGTAGATATCGCGAATACTTATTTACAATTAATCACCGTAATTGATGGAAATTTTATTAATGGAACTACAGATTCTGTAATTACTATTTACGGATTGAATATAAATAGACTTCAGGGGCTTGATCAGGTGACAATGGAACTAATTGGCCCGGATGGAAATCCTGTTCCGGATAATATGTTTGATGTAATTTCTTATTCTGTAAACAATAATAGTGAATTGGCCGTAAGTTTTCATTTCGAACCCTCTTATATCTTTATGACTGGAGAATATACTTTAAAAGTTATTCGAAAACTTGTCATCCTTGGAGAGATAGGTATTACGGCATATAATAGTTATTCGGATCAGGTAATGTCTGATTCTGAGTTTAACATTATAAATAATGGATTAACAGAAGCAACATATTCTAATGGTATTCTTAATGTATCTGGAGTAACTTCTGGAGCTAACGCTATTATGAAAAGTATAAATCCTCTACCTGCAATTTCAGACTACGATATAATGTATTCCATATCAGGGACGTTTATCGGAGCAAACTGGGGAGCAGCAGATCAAAGCAGATCATTGTACTTTTACTCTGGATTATCTCTTGGAGCTGGAACTTCAGTTCATATTGGAGGACAGGCTGTTCCCATATATGGACAATTGGGGCTTAATAGAGCAGGATCATTTAGAATTATGTCTGGTGTGGCCCAGGCTCTTGGTTATAATGTCGAATCTACCGGATCAGTCCAGCTTGCAATCAGCCTTAAAATAGACATTCAAAAAAGAGGACAGAGATATAAAGTGGTCATCTACAAACAAGATGATGATAGTTTGTTATATGCAGGATTGTTTAATAATACAAACAATGATCCGATGTACTTTTATACTCAGTTTGTAAAATCCGGATATGGAGCATCAATGTCTAGTACTTTAACAGCATTGACGAAAAGAACATATATTTAAAGTTCCTGAACGTATTCCAAATCATCTTCTGATTTAAATTTTATCGTCCGTTACTTCAGATATAGTAACGGATGGTAATATTATTTTTTTAATGAAAATTTTTCATGGAGAAAATTAACTCCAATCCATAAATATAAATCATGAGCACAGATAAAACAATATTAAAAAGCTGGTTTGTCACAGCGGCAAAGCCAACCCAAGATCAATTTTGGGCATGGATGGACAGCTATTATCATAAAAACGAACTCCTTTCCATGAATTCTATTTATGGATTAGAGAACATTTTGGCCAACAAAGCAGAAGCTTCCGCATTACAATATTTGGCTGTTAAAGATGGAAGCAATATTGAAAACCCGGAACAATGGAAAGATAAGTTAGATATTACTTTATTAGATTCCAATAAAGCTAATAAAGATGCAACAGAATTATCTCCCGAAAATGTTGAAGCATGGAGGGGAACATTAGGAGTCGGAAATTTGCCGGAAAATATTGCGACTAATGATGGAGAAGATGATGACGGAAATCCGATTTCCGGAACTTCTTATACAAAAGAACAAAGTGATGAAAAATATTATAAGAAAGTAGATGCTCAATATTTTAATTCAAACTATGTTTTGCTTGCAGACGGAACTCCGAAAGCTGCAGGAGATTTGGGGAAAAACGTGGCAAATTCTTCTTTAACATCTATTGCAGGAGCTGGTCTTACTTTGGGAGCAGACTGGACGATGAATACTTCAGGACAAAAATATTCCGTTACAGGATTAAATGATGTCTCAAATGATTCAGCATTCAATACAATATTAGCTCAAAATCCAGTGGGAAGGGTAGGAAAAACAAATGGGAAACAGCCTTTTCTCAATTTGCCGTCAATTTTGTCTGATGGTGAAAAAACAGCATGGAAAACAGCAATGAACGGAGGTTGGACTACAAATACAATGAGTGTCGCAAATGTATTCCCTAATATTATAAAATCCGTTAATTACGGTATTTTCATTACTATTAATGGGGCTAATCTTAATATTAATCCAAGTACTGCAGCTGTTAGTTTGGTCGATAATGTCTCAGGGGCTGAGACAATTATCCCTAATTCTCAGATTACATATGGTGATCCGAATTTGATTTCTATTTGGTTCAAGCCCAATACTTTTGCAGATGGTGAATATACCATTAAAATATTTAATGGTGTTGCCACAGTACAAACGAGTGGAATTAATAATATTATCATTACCAACAATGCAAACTCGGTTGATACAAGTACTCTTGCATGGGATAAACTGGCTTATACTCAATCTGAAGCCGATCGTGTAATACAGATTAATGGAAGTACAATAGATTTTGTAACAAATGCCAATAACAAACCTTTAGGATCTGATTTTGGCGTAGTTGCTTCTGCCAAATCAAGTCAAATATTTACGGGGTCAGATAACTTTTCTTTGAAGGGATATATGATATTAACAGGGAATATAAGTTTACTGGGGGGAGGGCTGCTAGGCCTGATTAATTCAAATAATAGCAATAATTTGGCTATTGATCCTTTGGTTTCATTAAAAATTACTATTGAAGGTAATAATTGGGCAGACGTTAGAAAATCACTTAATGAGCAATCATCTGTTCGAATTTACGAAATCCCAAATTACAATCAGGTACGTGTGGACTTTGTTATTTCAAAAAGAGATAATATGGCGAGTATCAGTGTAAATCATAGTACTGCCTATAATAATACAACCCAAATTTATCAGACCGTTCAAAAAACCATTCCCGAAGATATTCCTTTGTCAATAGGTTTTAAAGGTCTTAATACTAATAGTACTTCTGTTGCCGTAAAAACGGTATTGGAAGAGGTTTATAAATTCTAGCCTGACATGGAATTTTTATCGAAGTTAAAATTTAAATAAAAAACCTCAGTTATTGAGGTTTTTTTGTTTAAAATATTTGAAACAAAAACCTTATAATAAAGAATTATATACGACAAAACTTGACGCATTTTAATTTATTTATGTTATTGAAAATCATTTGGTTAAACTTAGTGTTAAAATTGTGACTAAACATAATATTCTACTTTAAAAGTCATAATTTTGTGTTTTCAAATGCTTATTATCTGGTCATGTATGCTTTAGTAGATTGCAATAATTTTTTTGTTTCCTGTGAAAGGACCTTAGACTCTTCGCTCGAAAACAAACCCGTTGTGGTGCTTTCCAATAACGATGGCTGTGTTGTATCCCGAAGTAAGGAAGCAAAAGATTTAGGAATTCCGATGGCGGCTCCTGCTTTTAAATATAAAGAGCTTTTTAAAGAACATGATGTAAAATGTTTTTCCGCAAAATTTGAGTTATACAACTTTAAAAGCCAACGCGTTATTGAAATTTCAACAGCCTATGTGGATAAACGTGATTTTGAGGTATATAGTATTGATGAATTGTTTTTAGATCTTAAGAGTTTTAAGTATATCAATATTTATGATTACTGTGCTGAGATTAAAAATGAAATAAAAAGCAAGGAAAATATTCCTGTAAGCATTGGTATTGCACCTACAAAAACATTATGTAAAGTTGCTAACAAAATCGTGAAAGATTTTCCGGAAAAATTTCAGGATATTTATGTACTGGATACACCCGAAAAAATTGAAAAAGCTTTAAAATGGCTCAATATTGGTGATGTTTGGGGAATCGGAAGACGGCTTGCCGTAAAAATGCAGGATAATGGCGTTCACAAAGCCTGGGATTTACTTCAAAAGCCTGAAATGTGGGTTCGTAAGATGATGGGAATTCATGGAGTCCGAATGATGAATGAACTAAAGGGCATTCGTCAATTGGAATTAGGAACCCCTTCTCCAAAAAAATCAATTGCTGTGACCCGAAGTTTTATGGAAATGTTAACCAAGAAAGAAGACGTTCGTGAACGGGTAGAAACTTTTGGGATGTATTGCTCCGAAAGATTGAGAAAACAAAATACCTGTTGCAAAATAGTGACGGTTTTTGTTCAGACGAATCGGTTTCGAAGTGATTTACCAGAATATAAGAATGCAATAACTCAGGTTCTTCCCAATCCTACCAATTCCTCTATTCTCATCGGAAGAGTTGTTAATGAGCTTTTTGAATCTATTTATAAAGAAGGGTTTCATTATAAAAGAGCGGGAGTTATTGTAAATGATTTTGTTCCGGAAGGGGAAAGGTTGATCAATCTTTTTGAAGAAGACGCTCAAAATCAGCACCTGCCTGTAATGAAGGCTATGGATGCAATGAATAAAAAATTTGGAAAAGATAAAGTACGTTTGGGAAGTATGAGCGGAGAGAATACTTTTGGACGGGCAAAATTATCTCCGGAATATGAAGCTTTTTTAAAAAACAATATACTTCCCGAAGCTAATTTTAGGTTTCATTAA